TCTATCCGAGTCGAGGGCAGATCAATCGACCAGTCGTACGGTGGCCAAGAATGCGGATGCGAAGCTGGAGGCAACGGCGCAGACGGGTAAGGTGGTGCGGACGAGATCTGATGAAAATGAGTTTGGCAAGTTTGATAATTCGCTGGATGTGATAACTCCGAAGCTTCAGACGGTGGAGCATCTATCCGAGTCGAGGGCAGATCAATCGACCACTCGTACGGTGGCCAAGAATGCGGATGCGAAGCTGGAGGCAACGGCGCAGACGGGTAAGGTGGTGCGGACGAGATCTGATAAAAATGAGTTTGGCAAGTTTGATAATTCGCTGGATGTTATTACGCCGGGAACCAAGTGGGATACAGATTGGTTTATTGCGGGAAGTAATGATTATGGGATTATTTACAAACGCCTGGCGGGTCAACTGACAGAAGCGGAGGCGGAGGCGATTGCGGATAATGGCGATGCGGGTGTGGCAGAGGTAGATCTAAGTGGGCATCATGTGATTGGTTCGGTGAGTCCGAGGGATGCGTTTGGTCTGTATGCGGTAAGTTGTGTGGCTACACCCAAAAGGTTTTCGGGGTTTTCATCGACACCGGCAGATCCTTATCAAGACTATAACGAGCCAACGACCGTGAAGAAGGATCAATATCGCACCATTGAGGATGGCACGACTGAGAAGCGGACTTTGACCCTCACCCTAAGGTTTGTAGGGAATACGTCTGCAAGCGCGGTAGCCGCGGATCTTTTAAATCATAGTGGCGTGAGGATTAATCCTAATTCCACGGGTACGTATTTCCAAGGCCAAGGCTATGTATTTGACGGTCAAAGCGATTGGGCAGCAGATGAGGATGGAACATTATGAGCGACATAGATCCAGCAGATGAGGTTAAGCCCGCTGAAAAGGCATTGCCACAGCAGGATCTTATGGACCGATTGACCTTGATCGAGGAAAGGTTGAGTGTCCAAACGGAAGATATTTTTGATGCGCCGGTGGCGGGGGCTGGCCCGATGGATGAGATTCCGGAATGGTTGCCGGGGGGTGGTGGTGGTGGTGGGGGTGTAACGCAGTTTAGGATCTATACCAAAGGCGGGATCATATCGTTTACGTATGCGGATGCCACGGAGGATTATGATCCTTCTCCCGCTCCGGGTGCGGCGCATACGGATTGGAGTGTGGAATTTGTGGTGAGTAATTCTGTTATAACCGGACTGGCGGACCCTATGGGGGTGCCTACGATGGATGTGGGTGGAGAGGAGCTTTACGATGGGGATGCAAGTGCTGGTCCTGTAGAGACTCAAGATTATTACCGTTTACCCATTGTGCGCGGGGAGAAAGTGGTTTGTCAGGGCGGGGTGTTCAGGGAGAATATATTTTGCGCCGGTCGTCGAGGTCCGATTGTTGAGCTAGTGAGGATAGGATAATGGCTACCCAAGAGTTTATGGCTATGAGCGCGTCGAATGGTGCGCCTTATTGCTTTTTGCATGATTTGAGCGCAGGGGGTTTCCGGAGTTATTGGGATGCGGTGGATCTGCCAGGGGCGGATGGACATGAAAAGTATCTGAATGCCTGCTATCTGATTTGGAATATCAAATCTCTCACGTCTTTTGCGATTGAGGGTTATGTAGCTGGCGGGTCGGATGTACGTATTCGAACCCCAGAGCTTACGCAGTTGATGTACAAAACGGAGGTATCTACAGATACCGAACCTTTGCTTGAGGATATTGAACCCTTTGCGCGGGTGTGCTTGAGCGATCCTTTATCGAAGTCATTTGTATTTCAGTTTACCGAAATCTTGGAGGATACATCTACCGATCCGATTACGGTGATGGGGAATCATCCAGGAATCTTTGCTTTTCAGATTGGCCTTTATGGTGGGGGCCCTCTGAAACTCTTTTACACCATTCAGGCAGAGAACTTTGCAAATCCTGCTTTTGCCCGTGCTTCTAGCCTTGACACTCCTTATCCTTATGCCACATTTGATTTTCAGGTGGGGCCAAAAGCAGGGGATACCGTCACCTTGGAGGTGGAGGAGAATAGGGGCCAGCAGGCCTACGGAGCTTATTTCGTGTTGGATAACACGGAGGCCACTCCAGAATTTTGGAGTTATTAACCCCAGGGCCTCCCGCCTTTGACCAGATTTCATTAATGTGCTATATGTGTTCCACACTCCTACAATTATGAGGTATTGCTATGTTTGATGCTCCTACTACAGATTATTTACGTGGCGGCTCCGCCCGCACTTTCCGCCGAACGATGGGTCAGGCCATGACGAAAGAAGATTTTGCGCGGGATGAAGATGCGCGCATTCAGCAGATGAATCAGATGATGTCCCGTCAGAAACAAATGGACCATCAGCAAAGGCTGGCGGGCATGGAGCAGCAAACGCAGTTTGGTGTGGAGGATCGTCGGGGCGAAGCGGCCACCGGTGTGGCGGAGATTGGCAGAGAACAGGCGTTTGGCGTGGCGGATCGGCAGGGATCGGCGGCGGAGAATGTGGCGGATCGGCAGGGATCGGCGGCGGAGAATGTGGCGGGAATCAATGCGGGGGCTTCCCGTTACGGTTCGAGCATGGATGTGCTGGGCCAAACCATTGATTCGGTGGGTGGCGTGGTGGGGAGCTGGCTGACCCGTGGAGTGGAGGAGATGCGACGTGATGGGAATCTGAAGCGGATAGAGAAGATGGCAGAGGAAGCGGGATGGAAGGGCGGCGGGATCTATCAGGATGCCACAGGCAGGGCAATGCCGATGCAACAACCAATGGAGGTGGGAACTAAACCGATTTTTGATGAGACGGGTCAAAAACAAATTGGCCGGGAGATTACTTTGCCCAGTGGGGGCACAAAGACGCAATTGTTTAAGGAGAGTGCGGCGGGAGCGGATGAATGGCCTCCTTTTACGCCGGGTACGTCGGAGTATGATGATTACTGGGGGAAGGCGGATGGCGATGCTGACGAAAGTGATACCGCTCAAACAACAGATGTACAAAAGGAACTGGTCGCCAATATCCGAAAGCACAATGAAGAGATTGCCGGTGGAGATGATCGGCATGGGCTTTTAGGCGTTCGTAAGAGCCGTAGAAAAAGCTCTAAAGATGCCGCAGAGCGATTGATAAAAAGCGGATACAGGTTTGCTTCTGCGGCGGAAGCTTCGGAGTTGCTGCCACCGGGTACAACCTATACGGGTGTCGATGGTATGGTTCGCCGGGTTCCGAGGGGGTAAGGTATGGACCCATTTGCAGGCCATGAGATTGTGAATGCCGACGATGACCCATTTGCAGGCCATGAGATTGTGAATGCCGACGATGACCCATTTGCAGGCCATGAGATTGTGAATGCCGACGATGACCCATTTGCAGGCCATGAGATTGTTTCTGGGCAGGAACACGCGGCGGTGGCTGACCCTTATGCGGGCCATGAGGTGGTTCGTGACGTAGAGCTGGGTGAGTATCTGAATGTGGAAGCCTCAGACCCGGTGGACAGGATCAGGGTGGGGCTTGCGGAGTTGACGGAAAAGGGCATTGCGGTAAACTCGGAATGGAAAGAGGGGATGATGCGTCGTATCCAGGCGAGGGCTGAAAGCGATGATGCTACAGATCGATCTTTTTACAGCCTGAATCTGGAGAATTACGCAGAGGATATAGAGCGTTTGAAGCGGGGTGAAGCAGCGCCGGAAGAGTCGGTGCTGACGGAGGAATGGATACGTGGGGCGTTTCAGGATTCGGTGGATTTGCTGATGCAACGTGGGGATGTGCATAAATTTGCCAAATACAAGCAGCAAACCGAGGGATGGACCCCGGAACACATGGAGGCGTTCCAGAAAATTTATTGGCACGCAGTGGAGGATAGTCCATTGGAAAACCAGTTGCGGAAGGAATATGGAGAATTGTGGCCGCTTGTAAGCGTGAAAAAAGGCTTAGGGGCTATCGGTGAAAATATTTCGGAAACAAAAGGTTTGGGTGTGCTTTGGAAAGTGGCGGGCCGGGCAATGGAAGGCGTGGGGCATAGGTTTTCAACTGCGGCGGCAATGCATCCTGATGAGGGGCGGGGCCTGCAGCTGGCGGCAGATGATCCGCGCAGAGAGGATCCGAACTATAAGCTGGTGGATACGGATAGGAATGGAAATGAAATGTGGACCCGGCACGGGGATACAAGTCTGAATAGATTTGGACGGTTTCTTGAACGTGTTGGTAAGAGCGTAAGGGCTGAAGTGGAAAATATTGACCGCAAAGCGGCGGTGCGCCGGAGGGAAAAGGATCCGCTGATGTATCAGGGGCGCGGGATGGCGGAGACTTTGGAAGGGATGTCGGACCTGCCGGCAATTATAGCGGTGCCCCAGTTGTTGCCCTTTTACATAACCGAAGGAGGATTCCAACAATATGATGCGAATGTGAAGAAGGGCATGGGGGATACCGAGGCGGCGGCGCGGGCAACCCTGGGGGCGGTGGGGAATTATGCGATTTTGAGGCTGGGATTTAGGTCGGGCAGTGGGGGGGCTTTAGGCAAGTTTGCGGCAACCTTGAATCCTGCCGAACAAGCGGGGTTGGGGATTATTATGGCTGGAGCTAAGTCGGGTACGGCTATGAGTGGTCAGTCGCTTTATACGTATCTGGTGAATAATAAGTTGGCGGATATGACTTGGGAGCAGTTTCAGGAGGAAACGAATCTTGCGGAATCTTTTGTGGGGGGGGCGTTTATCGGGATGGCCATGAAGGGGGTAAAAATGGTGGGCAATAAAGGCGTTAAATTTGCGCAGCAAAAAACGATGGCGCGGGTGAAAACAAAGTCTGCTTACGAGACGCTAAATATTAAGCCGGGAGCCTCCCCGGATGAGATCCGGAATGCGTACCTAGCTGCAGCAAAGAGAACTCACCCGGATGTGAACCAGAATAATCCCAATGCCGCGAGAGAATTTGACGCGGTGCGCCAGGCATATAATACCGTGATGGGAGATGTGGTGACCCAGGCGGAGGGGAAATGGTGGAATCGTAAAACTACTGCATCTGTAAAACCTGAAGGACAACCAGGGGCGGCTGGCAGCAGTGTGGAGTATGAACTTACGCCTGCGGGAAGGGAAGCCTTTCGTAAAATGGGAGTGTTTGAGAACTTTTTTCAGAAGTATGTGGATGATGATCTCGGAGCCGACGTGGTGAAAGGAAGTGGCGGGGACGGGGTGGATCCGGTGTTGCCGGAGGGGTTCCGCCTGGGTCTGCCGATGCGCAGGGAGGTGGGGCTAAATGATTTGACGGGTACGCAATCGGAGGGCACAACCGCGCTTTCTCCACAAGAGGAGGCCCAGCTGCCGGTGAATCAGGTGGCGGCGCGTCAGCAGGCGGAGGTCGATGAATGGCGGGGTGAATTGGTGGACCCGTTTGCAGGGCATGAAATCGTAGCACAAGAGGATAAACAAACCCGCTTTCCGGTGGAACTGGATACGGTCTCTGATCCGGCAGACACCCAACTCTCTCCCCAGGAGGAGGCGCAGTTGCCGGTGAATCAGGTGGCGGCGCGTCAGCAGGCGGATTCGGCACTTGCGGAGGGGGATGTCCGAGCTTCGGAAACTACCAGTGAACAGGCTTCCGAGGGTCGGAACGGGGATGCGGTTGACTCCGCCCTGATAGAGCATTCCGCCATGATCCGTTCTGAATTGCGGAAGATGGGTGTGCGTCCGGGGGAGATGGAGGATATGATGCAGGATGTGGCTCTGCGTGCGCTGGATAAGGCGAATACGTTTGACCCGAATAAGGCGAAGGTGCAGACCTGGCTGGGCGCGGTGGCACGCAATGTGGCGAAGAATCAGTTTGCGAAGAACACCGCCGGGATGCGGGATCAGCGTTTGACCGCTTCTCTCCAGGCCCCGGTGGGTGGAGAGGGCACCACGGAATTGCAGGATTTGATTGCGGCCAAAGGACCGGACCGGTCTATCTCTGCTTATCAGGAAGCTTTGGCGGTGACTCCCTTGCAGGATCTAGAGGCGGATGTGAGGGACGGGGTGCTGGCTGGAAAGGGCGTGGAAGATATAGCCGCTGAACAGGGCTTTACCCCTCAGAAAATCCGTGGGATACTACGGGTAGTTGGACGGAAGGCGCAGAAGAACCTGCCGCCGGAAGTCGATGAATGGCGGGGTGAATTGAATGATCCGGCAGAGGAACTGAATAAGCGCTTTGCAAAGGTGCCCGACTGGACAAAAGGGGACGGTGAATCTAAGCAAGGTGCGAATTTGGTAGCTCAGGCCGCAGCCAAAGGAAGAAATGCCGCCGGCGTAGCGGACATTGTTCAGTATGTGAACAAGTTGGTTCAAGTCGAAATGCGCAGATCAAAGTCGCAGACTTCCCGGAAACACCCGGCCCACTATCGGAGGACTGGACACCTTGCGATGACCCGCAATACTCAATCGCAAATCAATTTCCACGAGGCTGGACATGGACTGAAAGAGCTTCTGGTGAATCAAATGGGAGGCGAAGGATTTTTTCAGGATCCAGGTGTGCGGAATTCTCTGCTCCGGCTGACAAAGCGTCCGGGTTCTATGGCTTCAGCAGAGAATGTTCACGAAGGCGTGGCGGAGTGGATGCGGTTGAAAGTTACGAATCCAGGAAGCATTCAGGATACGACTATTGATGTCAGGATGGAGAGCGCAATATCTAAATACCTTCCCAACGTGCTTCCTGGAATCCGGGACGCGGCACGCGCCTATAATCGGTTCATGAACCAACCCGCAGCCCAACGGTGGGCAACCTTCAACAAGGATCAACGTCAGGCCCCTACCATGAAAGAGGGGTTAAACGTGGTCTTGCGCCAGGGGCAAAAGTTAGTAGAAGGCGTAGCCTCCGGGGCTCCAGTTTCGCGACTTGATAGACAGTTCGCCCGTCAGGCAATAAAGGCCTATCGTGAATCGGGGGACACTCTAAAAGTCGCAGCAGAGAAAATGAGGAAATCCCGGAAACGCACTCAGGAATTGATTGAAGGACATAATATTCTTCTGCAGATCGGCGCGGAAACTCAATTGGCTTATTCAGGAACTGGCCCGGCACGAGGGGTCCGCTACATCGACCAGAAGGGGAAGGTCAATGTTTTACTCCCGAGGACCTGGAATGATATAATTAAGACCATCCCGCCTCAATACTACGAGCAATTTGAACAGGCTGGATGGGCTCTGGAAAGTCTGAACCGGCATGTTCAAGACGGTATGGAATATCCCGGATTCCGTGAAGGGATATCGCTCGAGGACCTGAAGGGAATCGTAGCGCAGGCCGAGAAGGAAATTCCCAACTTCAAAAGGCATTTTGATGAAGTGCAATCCTACTTTGACGCTCTGCTTGATCTCCGTGAACGCTCCGGAATGCTGGCAAAAGGAGAAAAGTCTAAAATTCAACGGCGGGAAATGTACTGGCCTCTTCCCAGGGTGATGAACAGTCCCGCCGGACATCGGGGCGCAACCGGGGCAGACATGGGAACAGGTCTTCGCCGCGCATTCGGTTCCGGGGAAGCCATTCAGGACTTGAACACAGTTGCCGAGCATTACACCCGTCAGGCCTATAGCTCGGTTTACTGGAATCAGTTCGCAAATCAGATGTTCGACAATCTTCAATCCATGGCGAAAGACAATGCTTTGCCGATGGAAGTCCGATCCGCAGCCGGTCGGGTAATGATCCCCCTGAAAATGCCGCAACAGAAGGTTGCCGAAGTTTCCAAGGAATGGATTGTGAAGCAGGCCTATGATGCCGTGGCGCAGAACATCGCAGAGCAGACGGGTGAAAGCGTGAAGCAGGTCAAAGAATGGTTCCAGCCTGAGAATCTGAACCTTGCTACCGAGTTTCAGAAGATTTACAGACCTGGCCGCCCCAATGACGTGAATGTCCTTTCTTTCCTCAAAGATGGGGAAAGGCAGTACGTTCAGGTATCAGATGACGCGCTGTTCATGGGCTTCGCCAAGGGTAAAGAACTTTCCGCATTCTGGAAAGGGGCTAACTGGCTTCTCCGGCCTACCATTGAGAACTGGAAACGGAACATTACCCAGTCTCTCCCCTTCGCGGTCAACAACTTGATGGGGGACGTAGTCAACCAGACGATGATGAACACCGACAAAGTAGGATGGTTTCCCGGCGGAGCAACAGTCCTGGGGGTGATGAATAAATTTTCCAAAAAGTATCCCCAGGTATTCCAGGAGGGACTTTTACTTTCCAGGGTGCAGCCAACAGAAACGGAACTTCTCCGGAATATGCAACAGAATGCCGTGATGCGATTCCTGACGGAAGGACTCTATGTTTCCCAGCACCCTGACAAGACTGTCCGGTTACTCCAGACGGTGTTCCAACCCGCTAACTGGCTTTTCCCGCTGTTCAAGGCAGGGGACATTGTGAATCTTGTGACCTTGGGCAAGACCATATCCCCCTTCCTGGAGTCCGCCAGCCGGGAAGGAGCATCCGTGGCCGCCTTGAAACGTGGGGCGACTGACCGGGAAGCCATGCTTGCCTACTGGAATGTGACAGGCCCCTTCAATGAGCACTCCCCGAGCGCGGACCTCAGATCCGTACTTGCAATGCCGGGGTTCTTTAATCCCCAGATTCAGGCAGTCCGCCGGACAAGCCAGCTTCTCACCGATCCGGACCCGGCCATTGCCGCTACCGCCTGGACAAAGCTGATGGTCATGGTCCCCGCCGTGTTTGGCAGCATTGCCGCCCTCCGGTTTGCAATGATGGACGATGACGAAAAGGACCGGGAACGGGAACGCCCTCTTGATGACCGGCTGAATTATCACGATGTCATGGGATTCCGGGCGCGTTTTCCCTACGGGGCAGAAGGTGCCATGGCCTCACTGGTCTACAATTCCGTGATGGATGACCTGTTGGACCGAAGCCGGGTGGATGGGCGCCGGAAATCCATCCAGCTTCTCAAGCGGATAGCCGATGCCGGAAGCCCTACGCAGTTCCTTGGGCCTCAGATCAACACATTACAGGAAGCCGGGAGTAATTGGTCCTACTTCCGCCAAAGGCATATTGTGAGCCCCTGGCTGGTGAACCTGCCCGCAGCCGAACAGCACTACACAACCACCCCGGCTTTCTACAAGAAGGTGGGAAGATTTCTTGAATACTCACCGACCAAGCTGGAATATATCGTGAATCAGGGCTTAAGTCGCCAGGTGGGGGAAATAGTGCGGATCCTAGATAACATGGACCGGAACAAGCCGATTGGAGAGATGGCGGACCTTCCGTTCATCGGCAGGATGTTCATGCGAAATCCTGCAGGATGGTTTGCCCAGAGCCCGCAAGACCTATCCAAGGTACAGGCAACACTGTCCCAGATAGACAGGAGGCTCAGAGGCGCGGGCTGGAGTTGGATCAAGGATGCACCATACGGCCAAATCCGGGACAAGGATTTGTACGCCCTTCGCGTCCAACTGGATCAACTGGAATCCCTCAAGGCAGCGGTCAGGCAAATGCCGAGATATGGCCAGCTATCAAAAGCCTATCAGGCAGGGGAACGGTGGGAGGAGGAAAGGAATGTCCGTCGGGCAATGGTCATGCACGCCCAGGCTGCCCTTGCCCATAATGAGCAGGAGATTGAACACCTTGACACGGTACTTGATTTACTTGAAAAGATTGGTGACGCGCCCCCAGAGATCAGGGAATGGGATTACAGGAGACGAACCGGACTCACTGAATAATGGATTTTCTGCCCCAATAACTAACGATAAAATAAGCACGCCCGAAGAACTTAGTCGGAACGAGTTATCATTTTAGGGGTAGGAAATTGTTGTATAAGGTGTTTGACACCTTTCTTCATGCGTCTATGGTGACACACGTTGACACGGCAATCCTTTAATTGACACATGGATTGTCTCGAAATTGGCACGGAGTAAAAGCATGAAATCGAATATTTATAAGAGACCGGATACCGGGAAATGGGTGATGCGTACCATGGTGGATGGTGAAAGATTCACTGGCACACTTGGGAACGGAAGTCAACGCTGGGCACAGAAGGCAGGTGATGAATTGCTTGTAAATTTGTTGGAAGAGCGGAAGCCGACTGCGGTTTGTTGCACGGTGAAGGGCTTGCTTGATTTGTGGGAAAGGTATGCGGAATCTGGGAGGAGCAGAAGGGGCCGACTGGCTAAAACCACGGTGCGCCAGGCGAGGAATGCTTTCACGGATATTGCGGTTTTGGGTGCCGGGCTCTCTATGGATGCGGATCTTTATCTTTTGACTCCGGCAGCGGTGCGGGAGTGGCACGGGCAGGAGTTGAACAAGGTGGCCCGGGTGAGTGGTCAGCGGAGGATGGCAAGCATTTATGCAAAATGGGTGCAGGCTAAATCTTTGATCGGTCAGAATGCGGTGATTTTTTATGCGGATCAGGGGTTGGATGTCCGGGACTGGGCGCGGGATTTGCGGGAGGTCTCTTTGCCAAAGGGAAAGTTGCCTACTTATGATAATCCGGCAGAGGCTCTGGTGAGGAAAACGGAAAAGGCGGGATCTGAATTGAAGGAATCTGACCCTGTTTTATGGATCATTTACACGTTGGCTATTAATTGCGGGTTGCGGGCCGGGGAAATCGCGGCAATGCGTAAGGACTGGGTGACGGAAAGCCGGGGTGTGCTGGGAATTGCTTTGATTGATCGTGGGTATTGGACGCCAAAGGGTACAGAAAGGTTTGTACCCATTCACAAGGATATATGGGAGGCTATTTGCAAATTTTCAGAGGGCCGGAATACAATTTTGCCGGGTAAAAAGCATGAGAGATATTATCTTGTCACAAAGGATTTTGCTACCTGGATGAAGGATCTGGGTTGGGAAACTCAGAAGAAAGTGCATGAATTGCGGAAACTTTTTGGCAGTCGGGTATATACGGATCTGGACCCTGCCTGGGCAAAGGAGTATCTGGGACATGATTCTCTAGACACCACTACTAAATTTTATGCTAAGTTGGACCGGCCATGGAAATTGATTGAACAGAGGTGAATTATGAATAGTAGAGTAAACGGCTATAGTCTGGACGAAGTGGCCGGCATGTTTGAAGTGGATACAAGGACCATCCGGCGGCGGATCGAATTGTACCGGAAAAGCTCGGGCCGGGAAGGTCTCGGGCCGGTGTTCCGTGATGGGAAAATTGTCAGGGTGCCTGAATCTTCGATCTGTGACTGGATGCAGCGGAATACAGGATACTGAACAAAGGAAAGGCCGGGCTATTTGCCCGGCCTTTGTGGTTTTGTAGGGAGGAAATTTTTACAGGTTGTATTTTTCCTTAATGTGGTCGATCATATCTTCCCGGATGGAGGAAAGGCGCTGTTGGGCAATGTCGGCAATCTCTTTTTCCGGTCCAGTGTGGCGCCGGGAGATGCTGCATAACAAAGCACGGGCTTCTAGTGTCTCCGATCCGCCCGGGCATTCAGCCCGGATCGCTCATGCGGTCCCTCTCCTTTGCGCTGATGTCATGCACAGAACGGCCACATTCCGCGCAAGGTATAGATGCATCGGGGGTCATGCGGTGGTCCCATCCTGCTTCAGTGCCTCACGGGATTTGCGTTGCCGGTGGAGTTCAGAAACTCGTGCGCGGCATTCGTCGGACTGCATCCAGCTGCGCACCTCGGAGGGGCGATAACGACGGCCTCCCCCGAACGGGATACCCAGGCGGGCCGGAACCCCAAGGCGACAAAGCCAAGTGTCGGACACATCCAGCTTTTTCGACAGGTCGGACAGGCGGAGAAGCTCCTCCTCCTGTTCGGGCTCCTGTCCGTTCAGAATTGCGGCAATGTCAGCCAGTTCCGGGGCATCATCCGGTAGGGTGAGGATTTTCGCGGCAAGGATTTTTGGGTCGTTGTGCATGTAACATTTTTGACATGCAGGGCGGAAAATTGGCGGATGTGCTTATTTTTTTCCGGGGTACTTTTCAGGGACAAGGCGTGAAAAAACCCGGTTCCATTGGGGGAAAGCGGGGTTAAAACAATTCACTTTATTTCGTCGATTTACTTGACGAGTTTTCAGGGGGATTTTTTTCCGGCCCTTTTCTTTCGATTTTCGCGGCTTTTTTTGCGACTTCTCTTTTTGCCACTTTACGGCGGCGGATCGAATTGTACCGGAAAAGCTCGGGCCGGGAAGGTCTCGGGCCGGTGTTCCGGGATGGGAAAATTGTCAGGGTGCCTGAATCTTCGATCTGTGACTGGATGCGGCGGAATACTGGGTATTGACGGCGTGCTGCTTATTCTGAAGCTGCGTCTTCCGCACCCCGGAGGATCCGCGCAAGATCCTGGGCGCTTTGAGTCATGGGTTCGTAGGATTCCACCGGCTGGGCGATATATCCCCGGTCGGTTTCGATTAAACGGATTAAGCAGCGCGGCCGCTGGGTGTGCAGCGCGTACAAGTCACCGGTGGCCGGATTGTCGGCAATGAGGTAGGGCGGGAGATCAACGGGGGCGTTCTCAGAGAGTTGTACGCCGGTATTGATCCACTCAAGCGCCCACTCTGCGAGTTTGCCGGGATAGGCTGCGCACTTGGCTGCGCCTTTCTGCTCATTGGTACAGTTTAATATGATAGATGTTTCTGACATGATAAATTTTGCCCGGATAATCCGCCGGGCGCGGGGTTTATTTATCAAGTACAAGTGCGGTTTTGATTCCGGTAGCGATTAAACGAAGAATGTCTTCAATATCTTCGCAAGTTCCGCCATTTTGGTGCCCGCCTTGAATCAAGACAGTAGCTTCTTTATTTTTTATGGTGATCTCACCAGATTTTCCGGCGATGTTGAATTTATGTGTGCCGTTGGCTTTCATAATTTTCTCCTTTTGTTTTGTTCCGGCAATCCGTGCCGGGCGGTTTTTAGTAATTTAACAGGGCATGTATGAGGATTGCAAGACCAAAGATGCAACCGGCCAGCAGGAAGGAAAGCTGTAAAATCTGATTGCTGGTGTAATAGGGTTCGGTTTTTTCCCGCGCTGCCTGTTTTTCGAGGATGGTTTTTAATAGTTCGGGGCTCATGCTGTTGGCTCCTTTTCAAAATCTTTAACGGCTTGCACGTAATCCGGGTTTAATTGGTCAATGTATCCCTGTTCTTTCAGGTTTTTAATCCAAATTTGACAGAATTCTGCAATGTCTCTTTGTTCGCGGGTTTGCCATTTTTGATCTTTAAAGGCACAGGTGTATTCTCCGGCGTAGTCGTTTTGGAATTCGTAAGGTATGAAATATTCATTTTCTCCGTCTTTTTGGATGAAGAAACAAACATCAGGATCCCGCATTAAATCCCCGTTTTGCTCTCCGTAGTGGCACATGGAAAAGCATTGGAGGCTTTGGCCGGAAACTTCGGTTTCTCCAATGAGTTCACATGATAAAGGCATGTAGGGTTCATTACATATCTTGATTGCCCCGTCATTTTCGGCGGCGGCTTTTGCCAGTTGGCTAAGAATTGCGCTTTTTAATTTTATGATCTTCATTTTTTTCTCTTTTTCAGTTTCTGGTAATCCGTACCAGGCGGCGGTTTGTTTGCATCCCGGACCCCTTGCGGGGTTTCGGTCCGTGCCCGGACCTCTTCAGCGGGTTTAGGCGTTTATCCGTGCCCGGCGTGGGGCGCTGTTTTCCTCCTTTTCTCCGGTGAAATTCTGGTACCCGTAGCGGGCTGCGATCGTGGCCAGGCCGGATTTAGATCGGCGGCTTTTATAGTCCGCCGGTTTCCAGTACCAGCGAGCGCGGTTTTTTGACCAGTAGAACCCCAGCTTTTTCAGGGTTTCCCGTTCGGGTTTGGTTTCGCCGTCAATCCAGATATAAATACCGATTAACAGAATATTAACCGTAGCAGGCAGCGCGGCGATTGCTTCCGCGAGTTTTGCGGCCACTTCGGTTTCCCGGGCTTCGTTATAGGTGTAGGTGAATTCTTTTCCGCCTTCGGTCTTGTGCTTGGATCCGTCAAGAACGCGCAAGCGTTCCTGATACATCCGGTTGAGATCCCGGAACGCTGCATCCGTTCCGCCCTGGTCCGGGTGGTGAATGAAGCATTGACGGCGGAATTCTTTTTTGACTTCTTCCGGCTGCGTTAAATGTAAGAAGGGATTGATCATGCTGCAACCTCCATGAAGTTTAATGTAGCGTTTAGACGGCGCGCGACTTCTTCCGCGCCTTTTTTATAAACGCATACGCAAACAAGGTTTCCTTGGTCATCATATACGGCAAAGTTTCTGCTATTTTTGTATTTGCAAACACTCATGCGAACACCTCCACCGCTTCCAGATCCTGCAGGAATGCGGGCAGCGCGTCGAAGTCTTCGGCGCTTCCCAGCGTATCGGAAATGGTGTGAATCAGTTGCAGGCTTTGCCCGTAATCAGTGGCCAGCGCGGCAAGGTATGCCGTGCGGGTTTCGTGTCCGTTTTCTTTGTAGATATTATGCATCTTTTTTCCTTTTCAGGTGGTTTCCCGGAATCCGTCCGGGGCGGTTGGCCGTGTGGCTTTGATTAGATATACGCGGGGATGACGGGATGGCCATAGCTGCTTGCGCTGTGGTTTGTGGTGATTCTCATATTTTAAGCCTCAGTAACAACCCAGTTGTATCTGGTCTGGATGCTGATCTCATCCTGCCGGATGGGGAAATCATCGCCCACCTCAAAATAGGATATTTTGCCCTCACCCAACAACTCATTGCGCAGATAGTGCCGGGCTTCGCGGACTGCGGCCCGCATATTTTTGGCGGTGCGGCGACCATTGAGATAGCTACTGTTGTTAGAGGCGGTCCATTCGATTTTAGTGTCAGTGCTCATTGTTTTTCCTTTTCAGGTGGTTTCCCGGAATCCGTCCGGGGCGGTTGGCCGTGTGGCTTTTATTAGATATACAGGATCAAATCTAGTGGTGTGGTAAAATTGTCCGGTTTCTTTTTTTATGTCGTTGGCTATCACATCTTAAAACCTGTTTAATCATACGCACACTTGACGGGGGCGCTTTTTTTTGTATTTTAGGACCCGTGGAAGAACCAGAAACAACAACAGAACCGGCGAACCGTGAACCGCTCTTATTTGATGAGGCGGATCTTGACGCAACCCAGAGCGAGCCGCACCCGCTGACCGCTGCGAGCTACACCGGAGCTCGGGTTCTTCGAGACCGGCCCCACAGTTATCGGCAATGTGTGCAAATGTTAGCCAGCGGGAAGCATAGCCAAATAGAGATTGCTCGATTACTTCAAATGACCTCTCGGACGGTGTCCGCTATCCGCCGGGAGAATCAGGAATCAATAACACAGGCCAGAGCTAAAATAGCAGGCCGGGCATATGCTGCCGGAGCCCTTGCGGCGGAATGTGTGGAGGAAGATTTGCTTGACCCGGACATAAGAAAGAAGATTAGTACTAAGGATAAGGCGATTGTATCCGGGATCATGATTGACCAGGCCCAGAAGCTGACCGGCGCCCCCACCGCGATCATTGGCAAGCTGGAAGCACGGCCAGATCATGGGGAGCTTGCAGGATACCGGGCACGCATCCGGGCAGCGGACGGACAAACCACCGGACCGACACCCGGAATGGAAAATGGGCGGAAAAGTATTGCGTCTAAAGGAGCGGACCCGGCCGGCGGCCTGCTGCTGCCTGATTCAGAGCCCGGGCCAGTGGATCCGGAAGCCTGGCCGGATGACCTGGAGCCGGATGAAATGCTGGATGAAATAGACCGATATTCATTATGAATGAATCGAAAACCCCTGAAAACCTATGAAATTTTTAATACGTGCCAAATTCGAGACAAATTCACCCCAGCCGGGAACCATCCAGCCGGGCATCGGGATGGATGTACTATACAATGGTATAGCCAGCAGAGGGGGGGGGAGGGGGGTCGGCGGCGCGGCGCGTCTCATATCTATATATCCATTTCCTTACCCAAAATTTGTTCAGAAAAGGGGCTCTTATGAAACAGTATGACAGTGAAGCGGTAGCCGGAGTGATCGGGATACCATTTGAAGAGATGGAAGTGCTGAAACATGCGCTAGACCCGGAGACGCACTGGCTGGCTCTGGAGGCCCATGGATGGGCTTTGACGGATAAAGGGGTGATGATGGCGCTGGATGCGCTGGAGATCGACCAGGACAAGCTGCCGGAGGGCTTCTGGTCTTATATTGAGGGGTGCATTCTGAAAAAAATTGCGCCGCAAAAATACGAATGCGTGGCGTATAGCGGCCCACCCATGGAGTACAAGGTGAAGTTTCTTCGTCTGTCAAAAAACCGCACGGTGCTGATTTGTGAAAAAGACAGCGAGCGCGTGCGAGTATTGGTGCGGGGTGACCGCAATCAGAATTTCGTTTTGGGTATGCAGATCCCGGTGACACACATTGAAAAGGATCTGTATCGAATTAACCGGCCGTCTCCGAAAAAAAAGGGGCGCTGGTGTTGAACACCTATACAAAAAAGAAGGAAAAAGCATGAATCAGAATACAATCCATTTTGTAACAAAAAAAGTCAGAACGCAGCATCCCAGGAGGGCGAGTAATCCTAACAGCGGGAATACTACGGCCGCTTTAGCTTCTGAAAATAATATAAAAATCACAGCCATGACGCAGGAAAAAGCGTGGCCGAGAAGAGTCAGCACAATGGAGACTCCGCAAAAAATTACAAACATGTCAAAAAAACTTAGTGGTTCCATCGCGGTGAGTGTCCTTGCTTTTGGGTTAAGTTTAAATTTTAGCGGGATGGCGCAAAAAAAAGCAATAAATTTTCTTGATTGTTTTACAGGGATTCGTTCAGGATGTGGGAAGTCTCCGCAAAGACACACATTTGGAACGATCCACCGGTCCCCTTTGGGCTTGTGCTCGTTGTCACCACCGGTGGCACGTCGTTCCTGCGATGTCTTTGCGGAGCGAGTACAAGCCCTTCTTCGTACCCAGCCCGCAAACTGGGGGAAGAGCTTGGTAACCTCAAGAAAGGTGACTGACATGAAGAACACACGAAGCTGCGCCGATGGCGCGTATGGAGCCCCTACATGGAGGCGAATACAGAAACCGCAGAGGAAGGCATACAGGATTGAGCTGACGCAGACAGACTGCGCTCTCCTGGACAAGATACGCAAACCCGGCCAGACGCATGTGGAGGCTTTCCGTGAGCTTCTGAGGAGGGTGGGCTGATGGCTGAAAAGGAAGGATTCTTCAGGACGTGGCGCGGGGACCGTTTGCGATGGCTGATTCATCATAAGCCGGACGCTTTGCGGTTGTTACTTTTGATCCAAGACCGGGCCAGATATTCGGACGGCTGGAACCCTCTAAACCTAGAGAAACGACAGAGTGTTTTGGGCTTTTCGGACGTAGAAGTCTGGGGCTGGACAATTCGCCGTTACAGGACAGCAAAAAGCGACTTAGTTACCGCAGGTGCAATTGACATAGTTCCGACAGGTAAAGGGACAATCGTAACCCTATTAGATAACGTGGCTTACGTCTCAGAACCTCCGAAAAATGACGGACAGAACGACATACCTTCTGACATACCTTCCGACATAGTGGCGACAGACCCCCGACATAGTGGCGACATAGTGGCGACAGACCCCCGACACCTAACTAAGAAAGATAATAAGTTAAGAAGGGAAGAAGGGAAGAAACAACACCCCCCTGCCGGGGGCGGTGATGGTGATGATTTTCTGTCTGTCGATTCTCGGAATCTTTGGCAGAGGATTGTGGACAGCGGGAAGGTTCGAGCTGGCCAGTTTTCGGCAGAGGCTTGGTTTCAGATCTTGCGGGCCAATCCGGAGTTTGATCCTGGGGATGGGCGGATGGTTGCCGCGCTCATGGCCTTCGTGGAATGCATGGATAAAACGATTGGGCAGCCACCGAGTTGGTTTGCAAACAAGATGGGCCAGGCTTGCAAGGGCGAGGGGCCTGAATTGGATCTTCGTGATTATCCCAATTTTGAAAAGTGGTGGGAGGCGTATCCGCTGAAGGTGGGCAAGGTACGGGCTCTGGGCTTGTGGGTGAACAAAGGTTTGGAGGCGCGTTCGGTGGAGGGTTTGCTGCAAACGTTGGCGTACCATGCGGAAATGGGGAACTGGACGGAGTGTGAGGCGAAGTTTGTGACCAAGCCGGTGAAGTATTTGGAGGAGTCGCTGTTCAAGGATGAGGTTGCTAAAAAAAATAAAAACGGCGGGCAGTCAAGTGACCGGCCTGATTTCACAGCGGGGTAATGATGATGCAGGAAACGGATACAAAATTATTTGATGATGCGATTGAACAGGCGGCGATCGGAGTGATGGTGATGAATTGCGAGTCGCCTTCGGTGGCGCAAGCGGATTTTGACCTCCAACCGAAAATGTTTTATCGGCCGGCTCACCATCTGCTGGTGCAGGAATTGTATGATTTGCATACCGAGCGGCATGGATATGTGGACCCGGTGATGCTCCAGCAGCGTTTGCGAGCAAAGGGCTTGCTGGGTGAATTGCCGGATGAGCAATATTTGATGAAGTGTTCGGAGTTGGCGCCGATTCATTTTAACCAACATCATTATTTCAAAACCGTGGTGGACCTGTACATGAAGCGGCAGGTGATTAAGGTTGCGGATGAAGTGGCGGGGGATGCAAAGGGAACGTTGAATGCGCAAGAATTTTTGATGGAAGTTCCGCAGCGTTTCTTTGATTTGATTCCGGTAAAAACTAATGAGATGCCGTTTGAGGAGTCGCTTAAAAAAATAAGAGATCAGTGGGCGGATATTCGAGATGGAAAGGTGGGGATGCCGGGATTGATGACGGGGATTAAGGATTTGGATGAATCGCTTACGGGCTTGAAGCCTGGGAGTTATACCTGCATTGCGGCGCGGCCGGGGTCTGGTAAAACAAGTCTGGCTGGGGATATTGTGGATTTTCAGTGTGAGCAGGGGGTGCCGGTGGGATGGTTGAACATGGATATGCCCCGTAATGAATTGGAGGCGCGTTGGCTGTGCCGCCGCGGCAAAGTGAGTATGCCTAAGCTTAATTCTGGAAATGCATTTGGAAAAAACTTTGCGGATATTGATAAAGCGGTGGAGTCGGTTTCCAAGTGGCCGTTGCACACCCTCCATGCCAATCGGGATATTTTAAAAGCCTGTTCGTGGGTGAGGCTTAAAGCGAAGCGTGAAGGGATTAAAATGCTGGTCGCGGATTATGCGCAAAAATTTACGGCGGATCATATTCGCAGTCATGATCCAGTGCGGGTGATCTCGTATTGTTCGGCGGTGATGAAGGAGCTTTGTCAGGAACTGGAGATCCCCTTGCTGATGCTTTGCCAGTTGGGGCGCGAAGATAAGCGCGCCCCCATGAAAGCCCCGACTATGGATGATATCAAAGGCTGTGGGGACATCGAGCAGGATGCTCAAAATATTCTGTTGCTGCATAAGTACCCAAAATTTGATTATGAACTCGCAAAAGTGAATGAGGTCACGGATCGGGCAATTTATCTGGACATCGCCAAACAGCAAAACGGCGGGGTTGGGATATTGCCGTTTTGGTTTCGCACGAGTTATTTTACCATGCAACGCGCTCCCAAGGATTGGGGACACCCGGAGGCGTTAGGATGAGTTTTGATTGCAACAAACTTGATGAAGCGTGGGTGGTGGAACTGCATCCCAAAGGCGGATCACAGATACGGCAGGTACGTGAGGTGATGAAAGAAAACTTTGAGCTTTATTGTGCAGGTGAAAAACCGAAGTGGGTAGGGGTCTGTGTCCGGTACTATTTCGATGATGCAAAAAAAGATTTAAGTAAAATACGCAAGCTCATGCGGGATGCAGCGAAAGCTTCCGAAGAGCTTAAAAAGTCAGATTCAGAAAAGGGCAGTGTAGCATGAACGCTATCGCAGAGGAAGGGCAAAAACTGCAAACGAATTTTGACTTTCATCCGGTGATCCCATTGCTCACCGCCGATGAGGTGGATGAAAATGAAGAAGATGCCGCCGAATACTTTGAACGCCGCACCCTGGCGATTTACCGAGAGGAAAAGGATCCGCTGGTGTACGGATGGGAGCCGCATATCTGGAAAGTGGCGGATGCGCTGCTGGGGTTGGAATGTTACGATCAGAGTTTTCTGGCGGAGATCAACCGCGAGTTCGGGGAGGAATGGACATGGGAGATGTGGAGCAAGGCCATGCGCGAATGTTTGGGATTCAATGCACCCGTCAGCACGCTGCTGATAAGCGGTGCAAACCGGGGTAGTAAAAGTCAGTACGCGGCCAAGAGATCGGTGCAGATGCTGTACCGAGCCAAAAAACAAACCGTGTGGTGTTTTCATGCAGATGCAGGCCGAAGCAAAGATGAACAGCAGCCGCTGATCAATACCCACATGCCCATTTCAAAACGCAATGCCCGGATATTGGACGGAAATCCGGAGTACATGAGTTTTAAATCAGGTCCGGGATACTCAGACAACAAGATCGTGAACCACCTGGAAGGTGTGCTCAAATTCAAATACTACTCCAGCGACAAATCGGACACCATTGAGGGGGGAGAGCTGGACTGGGGTTGGGCGGACGAGTTGATACCCTCCGACTGGTTGGAGACGCTGGAGTTTCGTACTGCCACCCGGGAAGGAAAAATCTGTATCACCCAAACCCCGGTGCAAGGATATTCGGAACTGGTCCGCATGTTTCAGGATGGCGCAGATAAAACCCGCATGGCAGTGGCCTTTGCCTGTCCCGATGACACCGGGGAGCCGCTGGAGTGGGCCTCCCTTGGATTTGAAAGTCCGGAAGCTTTTGCCGAGAGCAAGATTTATGGTCCACGATCCATCCCCGAAAACGTGCACAACTGGATCAAAGGCACCAGGTCGCAGCCCGAGATCCCCGCAGGCCGGGCGTTCAAGCAGGTGCCCCGGGTGATGCGCTGCCTAGGAGTGATGCGCGGCGGCCAGATCGAATACAAGAAAGCGGTGCTGTTTTTCCACTCCAACGACAACCCCTACGGCAACCCCTCCGCCGTGTATGAGCGGGTGCTGGGTACATCTATGGCTTTTGTGCAGGAGCGCTTTTATGGCGTGGCGCATAAAACCAGCGGCAACCGCTTTCCCAAGTTCAATCCCAAGGTGCACACCCTCCCCAGCGACAAAATCCCCAAAGGCGGCACCAACTACATGATCTGCGATCCCTCCGGCGGCCGCAACTTCGTATTCGGCTGGTTCCGGGTGGTGGGTGGAGATGTGTACCTGTACCGCGAATGGCCCGGAAACTATGTGATTCCCGGCGTAGGCCACCCCGGCCTCTGGGCGGAAGTCTCCGGGCAAAAGAAAGACGGCAAAAAGGGACCCGCACAAAACCCCTTCGGATTCAATCTGCTCGATTATAAAAAGGAACTGGCCCGATTGGAAAACTGGGAGATCGACCTCACCGAAAACCCCGATCCCAAAGACTGGGAGCCCGACACTGAAACCGGGGAACAAGTGGTGGAGCGCTACATTGATGCCCGGGCCGGCAACACCGCCACCGCCAGCGCGGAGGGCACCTTCACCTTGATCGACGAACTGGACGATATTGGACTGGATTTTATTCCCGTGCATCTGGGACCCGCCGGGAGCCTGGCCGACAATAATCCGCAGTCCGCCGTACACCTGATCAATGACCGTCTCAGCTACGACGAAAAGGAGCCGATCAGTTACACCAACCGCCCGCGCTTCTTCATCGCCGAGGAATGTTTCAACAGCATCTTTGCGCTTTCGGTGTGGACCGGGGATGACGGGCAGAAGGGAGCCTGCAAAGATTTTATCGACCTGATCCGCTACTTCTTCGCCCAGGATCTCCACGACACCGGCGGCGATGACTTTTACAAGACTGTGGGTGGGGGATGCCATTGATGAACAATTTCCGAGAGTCGGAAAGTGAATGTCGGAACGTTTCCGATGTTCGGAGAAATGAAAACAAACTAAATGGAGAATGATATGCCTGCAATATATGAAGGTCCGTTTGAAGAATATGAAGCTCCGTTTGAAGGAAGAGAGCCATCCGATTGGTTAAAAGTAAAACATGTAACCGATGAAAACAAAGGTGGTGGCCCTAATGGTCACTTTGAAATAGAAATATTTGGTGATCATTTTAGTGCTGGGAAGTGGGCTGTTACTGGCGTGACTAATGAAATCAACGAAATTAGCACAATTCAGGCGGAAGCGGTTCTATGTGGTTTTGAAGATGCGTTGGTGGAAATTGCAGAAAGGGCTCTTAGAAAAAGCAGAGAAATGAGAATGGAACGACTTGGGATAGATCTGTAATAGAAAATAAATAATCAACAATTTGTCAGTGGTAATGGTACAACCGGGTTGCCGGCCACCCGCAGGAAACTGCCTGCTGACTTCAATTAACTGAAAACAAGGAGCAAAAATGACCGAAGAAAATAAACCGAAGAGTATCCTGATCACGATCCGGCAGGCGGCGGGGGAATATAAAATCACCCAGAAGCGGATTCGGGGGGCATTGGACAAAAAAGAATTGATATGCTATAAGGCGGAGAGTGGCCATAAGGCCAGTCTTTTGTATCGAACGGATATTGAGAAATGGCTGAACAAAACTCCATAAAACCCCAGCGTATCAACCCCACCACCCCGGAACGGCAGGTGGCGGCATTTGGTGCAGAGCTGGATAAACTGATCTACCGCTTTACCTGCGAGTTTGATATTGCGCCGGAGGATTATGCGGCGGCGCTGATGGTGGCGGCGGAGGATGTGCTGCACGCGGTCGATGAATGCAACGGCTTTCATGTGCGCATGATCGACGGCCCCCTGGCCGGTGAACTGTTTGAACTGAGCTACCCCAGTGGATACAAGGATGAACGGGTGCTGTTTTGGGAAACTGCCGGGGCGGTGTACCGCCTGCTGCGCTTGCCCACCGGCATGTGGCAGGGCTATGAATTGCGGCTTAACTCTAAAAAAACTTAATCAGAACCCTTGACAAAAGGTGTTCCACACCTCTACAGGATTGAACTATGGACACGGATACCAACATTGAACGGCAGAAAGGTCAGGGTCAGCCTGTAGCGGTGTCTGATGAAATGTTTAAGCAGGTGAAGGCGGGGATTGAAACCGTAAACCTGCAGAACAGTCGGGATGTTTGGGTACGCAGAGCCTTTGGCGAGCGTACCCGTTTTTGTGTCTGGCCAAATCAGTATGCGGATGGTCGCAAATACGATACGGCGAATCAAAAGGCGTTTCCGTTTGAGGGCGCGATGGATAGCCGGTACCGTCTGGCGGATATGATTTTGAGATTGCAGGTGGCCATGTGTAAAGCCTCCTGTAAAATGGGGTCATTGCGGATTTCCGGGGTGGAGGTGGGGGATAACTCCCTGGCCGGGCATATTACCACCTTTACCCAGTGGGTTTTGAATTCCCGCATTGGCCATGATTACCGGCTGGAGGTGGAACGCTTTGCCAATTACGGTTTGGGGGATTCCCCGGCCCTGTCGCTGATGCACGTGGGCTGGAAAAAGGAAGAGCGGGTGCGCATGGCCAGCTATGGCGCCATGGATATTTTGCAGGAGGTGATCGAAGGCGGAGGCGAACTGAATGAGCAGACGCTGCTGGATCTGGAGGCCCTGCTGCTGGATCCCGAATTTGAAGAGGAGTTGCTTACCCGGATTGCCACCCGCTTCCCCGCGCTCAAACCGGGCACCATCAAGAGCAAGCTCAAAGAATTGCGGGAAGAGGGCAAAGCGGATTTTCCGGAAAGCTATGTTCACCGGAACCATGCGGAGATCAAAGCCCTGCGGGTGTGGGATGAGGTATTTATCCCGGCCACTACCCGATCCCCTTCTGACTGCCGCTATGTGTACCGCCGCGAATGGTTTACCCTGGCCGACATCGAGGCCAAAGCCGCCTCTGGCGAGTGGACAAAAGAATTTGTGGAACAGCTGAAACTCAAGAAAGGCAAGACGGCGATTCCCGAGGTGCAGGAGGTGACCCAAAGCGCCCAGCAGATGTACCGCAACCGGGCACCGGTGTACAAAGATCTCTACGAAGTGTTTTATGCCTATCTCCGGGCCACCAATGATGACGGCGTGACCGGGATTTATGTGCTGCCCTTCTCCGCTCACTGCGAAGCTCCGGCGGCCAAGATGACTTTGCTGGATTATCCGCATGGCGATTTCCCTTTTGCCTGGTTTGTGCGCGAGGTGATAAGCAAAAACCTGCTCGACAGCCGGGGAGTGAGCGAACTGCTGGTGACAGATCAGAACTATCTCAAGACCTTCCGGGATCTTACCAGCAATCACGCCCAACTGTTTTCCCTGCCGCCGTATGTCACTGATATGCGGACAGAGCGGGATATGTCGTGGCGGTCGCTGGGGCGCATCCGCAAACGGCGTCAGGAAATGCTGGAGCCGATCAAGGTACCGGACATGCCGCGTACCACGATTGAGGCGCAGAAACAGATTATGGAAAGTGTCTCCATGTATTTTGGATTGCCGGTGGTGGAGATCCCCGCGCTGGTGCAGCAACTGCTTACCCAGGATCTGGTGGACAACTTTTTAGATGCCATGCGCGATGTGGTGCGGCAAGTAGTGCAGCTGAGTCTCAAATACATGAACCCCGACGACATCCGCCGGGTATGTGGAGCTGGCCAGGATTTAAATATCGAAGCCATGCGGGATAATCTGTATTTGCTGGAGGACATCCAGATCAATTTCGATTCCCGCACCATGGATATTGAGTATATCAAAGTCATTGGCGAACTGGCCCGGGACATCCTCCTGGCCATCGACACCGATCAAACCATCGACCGCGCTGAAATGACCGACTACCTTACCCGCCTCCTACCTGGGAATGTGGCCGAGAAAGTATTGCGTCCTGTGCAACGCGCAAACGAAGCCGAACGCAAAGATGAGATGAATAATATGGCGATGATCGCCTCCGGATTAGAACCAGATATGAAGGAGGATGGTCAAAACTTTGGATACCGCGCCAGCGTCATAGAAGAGAAAATAACTTCCAGCCCTGAATATGTTTTAAGCCTAACCCCACTTAAAAGGGAAATGTTGGAGGCCCGTGTCCAGCACCTACAAAATCAGGCCGGACAAGCAGAGAATGCCCAGACCGGCAGAACTTTAGGAAGAAAAGTAACAGCAGCAGGTGTTTGACACCTGTACATATTTGTGAAAGATGAATAAATAACCAGGAGAAAAAGCATGACCCCCGAAAACGACACCCCGGCGACTGACACCCCGCCGGATATGGAAGCCGCCGCCGCAGAGATGCAGGCGAAGCTGCAGGAAGAGCAGGCCAAAGCCCTGCGCTACCTCACCAAATGGAACAAAGGCTTGAATTACCGCGAGGCGGCCAAGATTCTGCGCCGCAACCGCGAGCACCCCATCATGCAGGCCATCGTCACCGTGCTGCGCCACGACCGGGAAGAGTGCATGGAGGAGTTGGCCGTAGAAGACAAACCCGACAACAGCCTGCGCGAACTTGTGGGAGAAATCCGCGCCCTGATGAATGCGGAAACGCGCCTGCTCACCATTCAGATGGAAGAGGAAGAGGAGGATTTATGAACCCAATACTAGATGAAATAATGAAAGAGCGTGAGCGGCAAGATGTCAAGTGGGGTGGCCCTGATCATGATGACGGGCATCACCTTGTAGATTTTTTGGGCTTTATGAATGAACGGATGGAGAGGGCGTCGAGAGGTTTTGAAACGAGAGTCATGATCGAGAACATCGCGCTTGCTGTTGCAGCGCTGGAGTCCTTTGACCGTAAATATAACGCCCAGATGGGTGGATGCGAGGTGAACGAGCATTCGCCCGATTGTCTGGTTGAAAATAAGGAAAAGATATGATCGCAAAACCAATGAAAGAAAATCTATGGTGTCCCGACAGATGCCCAATCACACTTGAACCGTTTTTCATGTGGATCGAGCATCCGAATTATGGATACCTACCTACATACGGAGGGCCTTTTGATAGCTACACTATCCCAGAGCCTGACGGCGAAATCGTTAGCAAGCTGCGAAAGGATATTGAATACTCAAGCTTACACTTTGACCATGACACGGGGTGTTGGGAAGAAGGTTTTGAAGTTCCCAGTTTACGAGTGGTCCCTGAAGAACTTGTGATTGAGTTGGACGCATGGGGTGACAACGCCAAAGTCTGCGGATCGAGCTTGCGAGATTCGCAGGAATGTTTGGTTGAAGATGAAAATCAATTCCACGCATTGATTTTGAAAAAGTGTATTAAGCATGATTGCCTTCCAAGTTATTTGGCTTTTCCTTTTAAAGATCACCTTCAAGTGTCGTTATATCTGTATTACAGAAATGATCCATTCCCTGCATTTAGCCCTAAGCATGCACCAGGAAAATGGATACCTGTAATTTTTGGCGGGTCTAATATCGTCATGGGGTTTGATGATGAATTAGAGGTAATCAACGCAACCCGCTCGGATGAGGCGATAAAGCCGAATTCCGAGGCGGGATTTGTTGATGGAGGCGCGTCATGAGCAATAAACGCTATGCGCGCCGGGATATGTTGAAGGCCAGGGGAAAGAAGCTGGCTACGGCGCGGGGATTGTTGCTGGGGTTGCGTCAGCGCCCTGATGAATGCGGAAACGCGCCTGCTCACCATTCAGATAAAAGAGGAAGAGGGGGAAGAGGCATGAAAATGCATCTGCGATACAACATGATGGAATCTCCGAACGAGCACCCGCAAAAGGTAATGCGCGATCTGGGAATAACCTACCAGCACTCGACTCCCCAATCTATGGGCGATCAGTGGTGGTTTTGGAACTGTGAAAACTGCCCCGAACCGCTGCCGGAATACCTCGAACCGCTCGGTGTCGAGCCGCTTAGTGCCGTTGGGTATGGGCTATCCAAGGAAGATGCCGAGGCGATCATTCTTGGGCAGAACGCAGAGATTACCGGACAGACCGATAAGGGCTGTTCGGTGGATAGTCTGGTTGAAAAGTTTGTGGTTAAAGCAGATTGCAGGTTTATGACTAAAAGTTACTGCACATTCGATATTTCAAAAGCATCGGTATTTAAATCAAAGTCTGCCGCACAGGCACAAATTACCAGACGTATTAATTTAGGTGAATCAGGATGGATTGGTTCAAAGGTAGTTAACGCTGAAGTCTGCGGATCGAGCTTGCGAGATTCGCAGGAATGTTTGGTATGACCTCAGACCGTCGCCAACGAATAGAGTTCATGGCCAGAAATTGGCCTGAAGTCAAAAAGCTTTCCTCCGGCGCTCTTATCCGCCGACTCATTGATGAGGGGTTGTATTCTCCGAATACGTCACGGGCCAACATTAATGCCCAGCTCTTGAAATTAAGGATAAGGGCAGCTCGGAGGTATGCGACCCACTATCAGGTTTTAAATAACGCAGAGCTGACCGGACCGAGGTACGAGGTTCGGTCATGAGTTTGGTTGATACCATGCCCCCTGTTTTGGATGCCTGTTGTGGATCAAAGATGTTTTGGTTTGACCGCGAGGATAAACGAGCTGTCTTTGTGGATGTGCGCCGTGAGGCGCATACGCTCAAAGATAAATCGAGCAGCGGCGGAAGCCGCGAACTGGTGATTGATCCTGATATTAAAGCTGATTTTAGAAAATTACCTTTTGAAAATGAAACATTTTCTCTTGTGATTTTTGATCCTCCTCATCTGGTGAGAGCAGGTAAGCGAAGCTGGCTCGCTCTCAAATATGGGAAGCTTGAAAACGATTGGCAGGATGATTTACGCCGTGGCTTTGCTGAGTGCTTCCGAGTGCTGAAACATGAAGGGACGCTTATCTTTAAATGGAACGAGGATCAGATAAAAGTAAGCGAGGTTTTAGCACTGACTCCCGAGCGGCCGCTCGTGGGGAATCGGTGCGGACGCACCGCGAAGTCTCACTGGCTGGTGTTTCATAAAATCAACGCAAAAGCTGACGGGATCGACGAAGGAGATTCCGTCAAGAGTATGGTTGACTGCTTTTTGTGTGAGGGATCGGGCACGGAAGGAGTTGGATCACCATACACTCGGCGTTGTGATTTATGCAAAGGTTCCGGGAAAAGATGTGTCAACGCCAAAGCTGACCGGATCGAGGTACGAGATTCGGTCGAGGGTCTGGTTGACCGTCCTTTAAACGACACTATCCGACTCGATTGGTTGGCAAATAATGACGCATGGTTTTCGGACGGACCTTGTGATGGTCAATGGACGCCTGAAACTTGGCGGAATGCGATTGACGACAAAATCAACAATGACTTTGCCGGATCGACGAAGGAGATTCGGCAGGAGGACTCGTTGTGAAATTGATCCATGCTATGCTTTTGAATAGAGATGCTGCATCGGCTTTTGCTGCTCGTGTCGTCTCAGAGATGATAAAATCCGGTTGTGATGCTCCGACCATGCGCCGCCATGAAATACCGACATCGGTTTTTTATTGTGTGCTTGGTGGAAATCACCACTTAACAGGGAGAGACGCGTCGGAAATGGCGTGCGACATGATTCGGACGTATCGCCCGGATTTCTTATACAACGCAACCCGCTCGGATGAGGCGATAAAGCCGAATTCCGAGGCGGGATTTGTTGATGGAGGCGCGTTATGAGCAATAAACGCTATGCGCGCCGGGATATGTTGAAGGCCAGGGGGAAGAAGCTGGCTACGGCGCGGGGATTGTTGCTGGGATTGCGTCAGCGGCCTTTCGGGGAACGCTTTCGGATTGCGTGGTGGATTCTGACGGGGCGGGGGATGTGATGCAGGGGTTGTCCTTAGATCCAATAGATCGGGTGTGCTGCACGGAGCTGCATCTGGAGTGGGCGGATGGCCGGGAGTATTGGAGCGAAGATCCAGCGGAGGTGGCGCGGGCGGTGATGTACCGGCGGCGGGTGCGTGGCGGCCGGGGATTGCCTTATGCGGTGACATGCTGGCGGGAGGCACCGGGTAATTCCAACACCATTCTCTGGGAAATGGAATGGACGGTGGATGATTTGCGGCCCAGGTCGGAGGAGATCCGGGCGCTGTTGGCTCAGCAGGTGCCGCCGTCTTTTATCTATGCGCTGTTTCCCAATGCGTAAACCCTGGCCATGCTGCACGAATTTATTGAGGATCCGGGCAATAGCTTGCCCGCGCTGCCGGACCTGAAAAGGAAAAGAAGAAAAAGGCGTAAGCAGGTGTTGGACACCTGTACGTAAAAGTATGACATAAAAATAATTAGACAGGATAACAGGATTTAACGGGATTTTTTATCCGGTTTATCCAGTAGATCCTGTCAAAAACAAAAAGGAAAAAGCATGAAATCAGAAATAATGATAGATATTGAGACGCTGGCCTTGCCGGAGTATCATGATGCGGGTGCGCGGCTGGAGGTTACGGAGATTGCGGCGGTGCGGTTTAATGCCAGCGGGGTGCTGAAAACTTGTCACCTTTTCCCGAAACAGGGTAATGGGGAGCGTGATGTGCTGACTTATAACTGGTGGATTCAGCAGGCCGCCCTGACCGGTCGGTTGCCTTTGTGGCTGGAGAAGCGGCTGGCGGATGAGGCCACGGCACTCGGACCCTGCATGGAAGCTTTGGTGGATTTCATTTATGGGGATGAAGACGATGAAGAGCCTTTGCTGTGGTGTTCATCCAAGTATGCGGATTTCTTTGATCTGCGGATTTTGGAGACGCATGTAATCCAGTGGGCGGATCAGGATTTTTGCTATCCGAAACAGCGGCGGGATATGAATACGCTGGTGCGCGAGGCGGATCTGCCGCGCAAAGAGAAAACCCATAATGCGCTGGAGGATGCGGTGCAGCAGGTGGAAACCTTGCTGGAGATCCGGCAGCTGCTGAAAGGAGCAAGATCATGAGCGGCCGGGCGGAGGAGTTGATACGGTTCGCTGCGGATGTGGCGGTGGCGTATTACCAGGATGGGAACATTGTGAAAGCCTTGAATATGCAGGCGGATCTGGAACCGCTGCTTCCGGAGGAGCGTTGCTGTTTCCGGCAGGCATATGCGAATGCCGTGGTCGAGGTTAAAAAGAAAATGTATTCTATAGGGGAAATGGCATGAAAGCAGAATATGAACCTATTGATCTGGGCACCCTGAAATATCTGAAAATCCGCCGGGAGCGGGAAAGGCGGGAGCAGATGATGTTCCTAAAATTCCTGCTGGCCATGGCGTTGTTTGGGTTGTTTCTGGTGGTGGTGTGGAGCATCACCGAGCGCAATCTGGATGAGGCGAGCGCGGGATTGGACCGGATGGAGAAGACCCTGGCGGAGATTCGGCAGGTGGGAGGTGGATTGTGAAGATTAGAAAACCTTGGTATGATCATATTCCGATTACGCAAAGGCTTTGTGAGGTGAAGGGGATGGAGCTGGAAGTGAGATGAAGAGAGGAACGGGCTGAAAGCCCATGATCCCGCAGGCAGGATGCCTGCGTTACGGGAACAGCGTTTTGACGTAAAACTTAATTCTGTGCTATAGGTGTTCCACACCCGTACATCGTTGTACGATCACCTACCATAACAGGATTAAGTTTATGAGCGAAGCTATTCGTAAAGTGCTGGAATCCCAGCAGCCAGCCGCCAAGGCTGTAAACGGCGTACCCGCAGCGGCGCCGCAAATTTCGTCTGCGAACGACACACCTGAAAAGGCTGTGAAGGAATCCGCCAAGGCGGATGAAAGTCTGGACGATGAAGCGCAGGCGCAGGCCGCCGCGCAGGATGAACCGGAAACTGAGGAGGAGGAGTCTCCAGAATCCGCTGCGGAAGCAGGGGAGGATGCAGATGATCCGAATGAGGATCGCCGTAAGAGCCGCATTGAAAAGCGGATTAATAAGGAGATCCATAAGCGCAAGAAGGCGGAGACCGAACTGGAATCTGCCCAGCAACGCATTCAGGAGCTGGAGGAGCAGGCGCAAGCCGGTTCTTCTGCAGCCCCCGCACGGAAATCGTTTACCACAATGGAGGAGGTGGATTCCCGCCGTCTCGAAATCCGCAAGCAGTTGCGGGTGGTAAATTCGTATATCCGGGAGGGGGGTTACACCGATAAGCAGTCTGGCGATACCATGCAAGTGGAGGAGCTGGAGAAGCTGGCGGCGGACCTGGAGGATGAGCGCGACCTGACCCTGCCCGAAATGGCGGATCAGTTGCGTGATCGTGATCGGATCGACCGTGAACAAGTGGCGAAACTGTATCCTGATCTATTGGATGAGGACAGTGATCTCTACGAGGAAGCGGAAGAGTTGTTTGCGGAGTTGCCGGAATTGCGCAGTTTGCCCGAGGGCCGGTTGTGGGTGGGAAGAATGCTGAAAGGACGGCGCATGGAACGTGTCCCGGCCAAAAGTGCTCCCGCACCTCAGAAAAGTAAAGCCCCGACTCCTCCAAGAGAGCCGGGCACTGATGGCACTGCAGTTCGTACCAGCGTGCAGCCGCCGGAACCCACCAATGGTCAGCAGGAGCTTCTGAGTCGGTTGACGCAGAGGATGCTGGCGAAAACTCAAAACTAATAAATAAGGAAAAATCCTATGGCAATTCCAGTGAATGAAGTCGTGCAGGAAAATGTTCCGGAAAGTCTGGTCGAATTGATTACCAATGCAGACATCGGTACCACCCCTGTGCAAGCCATGTTCAAAAAGAGCATGAAGAAAACCAGTGAGGACGATCTGACCTCCTGGGGTGTGAAGAAACACCGCAGCCCGAACCTGAAAGGGGTCCCTGACCTCCAGGATGTAAACAAATTTAACCACAATCCCCGGAAGAAACTCTACGGCATCCGGCAGAAATCCCGCGATGGTGTGGCGGTTGGCGATTTGGCCAGCTTGAACACCGTGGCTGGGGTCTCTGATGAGATGGTGGATCAGACCGACGAATCGCTGGTGGTTTTGGCCCGCAGCATCGAAGGCCGGATTCTCTGTAATCATGATTGCCGTGATGAGGATGATGGCAGCGAAGGTAAAGAAACCCGTGGCGCAGGCTCCTGGTTGGATACCGCCGAACAGGCCACCCTCCCGGTACCTACCGGCTACCGTCCCGCTGCCCGCAGCGTGGTGCCATTTGATGAGTTTGATGAGGATGCGCTTAAAGCTCTTTCTCTGACGGCTTACGGAGAGCGCAAAGGCAAAGCCAAGATGGTGGGGATTGTGGGCATTCAGCTCAAAAGCCAAATCAGCACCTGGCTCTCTGTGCAGAAAGAGGTATCTAGCAAGCACAATGTGCGGGCGGTAAATCAGGACGCATCGAGCAAGGCATATATCGAATGTGTGGACCGGATCGAAATTGATTCTGCCGACATTGATTTGATGGTGAGTGACTTCCTGTTTCTTACCAATGCCGAAGAGGCTGCATCCACCTTTGCCACGAGCTACGGCGGATTGTTTCTCATGAAGGATATGTGGAACTTGGACTTCGCCCGTGATCTCCGTCTGATTCAGATGGCAAATCAGGGTGGGGGTGACCGTGCCTATGCGGATGCGGTTTATACCCTGGAGTGTCTGAACCCGCTGGGTCAGTTCTCCTACATTCCCACCGCCCTTACCTAAGTCTGAACCAGGAGAAACTAAAATGAATATTATGTCATTGCTGAATGAAGAAATCGCCCTGCACAACGCCAATGTGCGTGTAGTGGTGACTCACGAAGACCTGACCGAATCCACTGCGGCCACCGCCCAGGTTATCGCTCTGATGACCAAGGGGCTGGGGAAAAGCGTGGAGTTGGTGAAGTCCGAACTGATTACGCCGTTTAAAGACGCATCCGATGCGGCCTTTAACGACATCGAATTCACGGCTGGGATCAGCGGCGATGCGGCCAGTCTGCTGGCCGCGCAGCAGGTGAACGAAAACGGCACCGAGGTGATCCTGAAAAAGGGTACCGGTGCGGTGTATTCGCCCACCAGCGCGACCGCGATCAACCTCACGGTTGGTTCGATGACCGGCAAATCGCTGGACGATGTGGATACCGGTGAAGCGTATCTGTACTTCAACGTGCTCTAAGCACAACAATCAGGGACCGTGCCTCCGGGCCGGATGTGTCAATCGGGAATGTGGTTTCATGCTAGATCCACTTTCCGGGGTGCGGTCCCCCTATTTTTGATGAATGATGAACAAGATGTCCCACAGCCAGATTTTAGGATTGCTCCCGCAGAGCGAAGAAATGATTGTGCGGGTGCATCAGCGTCAGCAGGAGCGGTATCGGCAGGCCTTGGAGCGTGAAAAGCGCGAGGCGGGGAAATGGAACCAGAACGGGGTGCGGGCGGTGCGCAAGCCGGACGGCACGCACATGAAATTCCGGATTCCGAAGCTCACCTACATCATGTGGCAGAAGAAGCTGGGGGATGAATGCTGGGACGATGCCGGGTTTGTGCATGACTTTCTGCGCGACAATCCCCAGTTTCGGGTGACCAGCATAGCGGAAAACCCCACGGTGGGATGGACCCCGGGATCTGTGACGGCCAAGAGGTATCGGCAGATGAGGCAGCAGGCGCCAGCGCCGGATAAGGAAGAAAGAATAAAGGATAACGGGCTTATTGTTCCTCCCAAATACCAATCCGCCATTCGCCATCCGCCATTAGCCATCCGCAACGGAGTTGCGCCATGACCTTTAACCATGCCTATGAACGGATCTTGCGGCTGATGGGTTATCCGCCCGCCACCTGGGGGGGGAGCGTTTCGCAACAGGAGGAAGTGTCGGATGTGATGGGCTACTGGACGCGCATTGCCTGGGAGGAGGCACCCTGGAGCGACCGGCTGCGTTATGCCGAGCGCACGATTGTGGAAGATGCGGATGGAATATCCACGCTGCCTTTAAAAGTAAGTGGATCTCCTACTTTGGGGGGAGTGTTCGGGGTGTTTGATGTGGATCCACGCACCAAGTACACCGCCAACCGTCTGGCCTACCGGCCCGGCGCGACTGCGCTTTATTTGGGCATAGCCGAAACCAGCAGCGGGACGCTGTGGGTGCAGTACCGCGATCCCGCGCCGCAGTTTACCCGGGTGGCATATAACGGCGCTACCACCTACGCCGAAGGGGCCGTGGTGTACGACAGCACCAGCGGGGAGTGCTATGTGTCCGCCGACGATGCCAACACCGGCAATGCGGTGACCGATACAGCCTGGTGGACGGTGCAGGAGGTGCCTGCCTATCTCTGGGAAGTGATTACCCGGGGGGCATTTTCGGAACTGCTGCGCAACGATGGCCGGGGAGACCGGGCGGATGTGGAGGAGGCCAGGGCCATGGCCGAACTCGACCGGGCCGTACTCGCCCAGGAAAGCCAGCAGGGGCAAGAGCCTGAAATACGTTTTAAAGTCACCTAACTAAAGGAAAATACCATGGGATCTAACGCCACACTTCAAAAGAATACCCTATACGGGGCCAGAACGATTACCTCCAGCGGGCAGGTGCTCGCGGTGGATGCCACTGCGGGCGGGGTACAGCTTCCCGCCGCCGCCTATCCAGAAGGGACCGACACTGTAAAGATAAATGTGCAGAACGCAGATGTACGGATGACCACGGACGGCAGCACCCCGGCCCCAGGCAGTGACCACGGGGATCTGATCCCTGCAGGTAGCTTTCTGTACCTAAGCCCCATCCAGGCCAAAGAGGCGAAGTTTATCCGGGAATCCGCAACCTCCGCCTCCATTTATAGCGAAGCTCTTAAATACTGAGGTACTATTATGTTATTCTTACCCCCATCTTTAGGCAGCGAGGTTCCCGGCAGCGAGGTTCCCTTCACCCTCTACGACGTAACAAACGCCCAGCGGCTCGCGGGGACACAAGGCGACGACACCACGCCTCTTGTCGCTGGTGACACGGTGCGGGTGACTGACCTGCCTGATGACCCGATCATGCTTATGCTGGGTACTGGTGATTGGACTACGATTTCAGAGCCGTTACAGATGCCATATTTCACGGCCCATACTTTTATAACCACAGCGACCGATACCGTAGAAAGTTATAGCGGAGATATTCCCGACAATTTTGCTTCAACAAATAGTTTAACAACCGCAAAAGCACTTTCTTTAGGAAATTCCGTTACATCAATTGGAAGTTATGCTTTTTATAATTGCGCAGGCTTCACAGGAAGTTTAACAATTCCTGATTCCGTTACATCTATTGGAAATTCTGTTTTTTATAATTGCACAGGCTTCACAGGAAGTTTAACAATTCCTGATTCAGTTACATCTATTGGAAGTTTTGCTTTTTTATATTGCGCAGGCTTCACAGGAAGTTTAACAATTCCTGATTCCGTTACATCAATTGGAAGTGGTGCTTTTAGTTATTGCACAGGCTTCACAGGAGATTTAAATATTCCTGATTCAGTTACAACTATTGGAAATTATGCTTTTGATAGTTGCGCAAACCTTACAACCGTAAATTGCTATGTAACCAAAACTATATTTAATCAAAGCGATGTTTTAGTAGGAACTGGAGTTACAACCTTACACGCCCTTGCAAGTGATGGAACATGGACAGCGGGGGCCGACACAATTGGTGGAAAAGCATTAACAGTAATTAAGGATTTGGTGTAATATGAAAACTGTTCATTATACATCGGGACTTCCGAGAGCTTGCTCCAGCCTCCTCCAAAACCTCCTTGCCCAGAACCCTCAAGTCCACGCCACGGCCACAAGCGGTGTGCATGAGATAGGGTATATCGCCCGTGGGTTCTTTGACACAGAAGAGTTTAAGACTTTCAAGAATCCACTTGACGGAGAGCGTCAATATTATAACTTCCTCCGTGGTGGCATTCAATCTGCTTACAACTCTCAGACAGATAGACCGATTGTGGTGGATAAATGCCGAAGCTGGGTGGGACATCTAGACCAACTTTTTAAAGTCTTTCCTGATGCCAAGGTGCTTGTCCCCGTTCGTGATGTCCGTGGAATCCTGACTTCCCTTGAGAAGAAATGGGCGCAACACCCATCACGATTTACGGGAGTGGAAAAGGCTAACCCGCAAAACTGGACAACTGTTGAGAAGCGGGCACAGGGCTGGCTTTCAATCCCGCCCCTATCAATCGCCCTTGAGCGAGTACATGAAGCGGTGCGGACCCACAAAGGCAGGTTGCATTTTGTACATGCCGAAGACCTGACAAACGACCCACAAAAAACGATGAACAAGGTCTGGCAGTATTTGGGGATGGAGGTAGTTGTACACAATACCGAGAACGTGGCGCAATATACCACCGAGCAGGAGATTGGATTCCCCTACGGAGACCACGAAATCAGACCCAAGATTGAACCCCTTCCTAAAGAATGGAATGAGGTCTTGGGTAGAGGTCTATCAAACGCAATCGCAACAAAATTCCAATGGATAAATGATTTATGAAATACGCAATCACCGGACCAAGAGGACGGATATTTAATATCCTAGACGAAGAACCGCAACGGGAGCATTCCTCCCTTACTGACGAACAGGCAATGCAAGCCTCTGAGGGTATCTGGTTTATCATTGAGGGCGAACTCAAGACGCAAGCGGAATTCCGTGTAGTGGCGCAGGCACAGAGACAGACCGAACGCTTGGCAGAGTTATACGAGCAAGACCCCGCCCAAGCCAAGTCCCTCAAACGCCAGGAGCTTGCCGATGCACGTTACCAAGCGGAGATAGGCGGCACGACCTTCAACGGCATCCCCCTCCGCACAGATCGACAGACGCAAGCAACCCTGACAAGTGCGATGCTTTTTGCACAAGGTGATGCGAATTTCAACACCGATTGGAAGCTGGGTGACGGTCAGTTTATCACGCTGGATTCTCCTACGGTCATCGGCCTTGCGGGTGCGGTACTCTCCCATGTGCAGACACAGTTCACAAAAGAGAAAGACCTGAACGCTCTTATAGATTCTGCAACCACCGCCGAAGAGCTCAACGCCATCACTTGGGAACAAATAAATTATGACAAACGCAGAACGAACAAACGCTTTTCGACAATGGACATACATCTGACAGAGGAACAGTTAAAGGCACTTATGCCACAGGATGAATTGATATGACCAACGGGGAGAAGAACAACTTATTGAAACAGTGGTCTCTGCTGGGTGGCGGGTTTCTTCTGCTAGGTGCTTTCGTAGGCTGGGGGATTAACATTGGTGTTCAGAAGAGCAAAGGTTTGCAGAGGGATGAAAAGATCGCAATTCTCGGACAAACTGTCTCCCAGCACAGCGCCTCTCTTCACCGTCTTGAGAAGGTGGATGTCCGCAGGGAGCAACAGATGGCTCGTGTGGATGAAAAGATGGTAGCTTTCATGACTCTGCAGAAGGAGATGAATGCCACGTTGAAAGCTCTGGATAAGAGAGTGCAATAATTTCGAAACACTAACAAAGGAAAAAAGATGCGGACATTAAAAACGATACTCCTCCTAGCCAGCTTCTCTCTGGCTGGGTGTGATCTAGCAAGTGATATTGCTAACGACAAGTCTAACAATTATAGTAACAATGTATATGGGACTTCCCAGGAAGGGTCTGTCGCAGGAAATGCTATCAACACCTTTCTCTGGAAGCCTATTTCAGAGGGTGATGGGAATCTGGTAGTTATCCTACCCGCCTCTCTCGCAGGGAATGTGGAGCTTCTATCCATCTCTGGTAGCTTCGGCACTGAGGTTGGGGAATCTGAAGAGGTCTCCAACGGAGCCCATCCCACGTTCCGCTTTGACAGCCCTGGAGCGTCCTATGGAGCGAACATTACCGTTCAGGCTGTGCTCAGCTCTGGGGGAGTTCAGACTTGGACTGTACCTAGTGGAGGAACTCGCAATGAACAATAAGAAAAAACTGACTCTGATACTCTTGGCCCTCTCCTCTGCTGGGTGCATGACTAGGATTGAGAATAGAGGCTCTGGCTACACCGTTCGGGTTGACAGTGGGACGAAGGCTAATGCCTCCCTCAGTCTCTCTGCCTATGCTCGTGGTGCTGTCCTTGAGACAGAAGCAAGTGAGGCTGGGAAGAAAGAAGACGGTCAGACCTGGATCGACACTCAAGGTGGTGGAGAAGTCAGAGCTAACGCCAACACGAAAGTGGGCGCGGGTAACGACACGCAGGACTTGACTGCGGTAACGCCTTCTGAAGATGTGGAATCGGTGCCGGAGGAATGATGAAGCCGGTGCGGCTTTTAGTGAGATACCTGCCAGCAACGCTGCTGGGTATCTTGCTGGCTGCCGTGCTTTCGCTGGAGATCTTCGGGGTGAGCGGCTGCGCCACGGGCTTTGAGGCTCCTGAACGTGAGGAGGAGGGTAAGGGCGTGAATGATCCGTATTTTATTAATTTGTATAAGGTGGAGTTCTGATGAAGACGCGGCCGCTGTTTACAATTCCGGGGATCCGGGATGATGGTGCCCGGACGGTTCACAGTCTTGGGGCTGCGGTGGCGGGCGCTTGTGACATGGAGTTGTGTCGGGCGATCAAGCCGATTTCTCATACCTGGAATGCGCGGTACGACAAATACACTGACCGGATGGCGCGGATGCTGCTGACGCAGGTGCGGCCGGGCGGGGATGTGCTGGCGCATTCTTACGGCTGTCTGATTGCAGTCCGCATGATGGAGATGGCGCAGGATCATGGCTGGGAGGAATTGCTTTTCCGGAATGTGATTCTGATCTCTCCGGCTACGGACCGGGATACCGTGGATTGGGAGACGTTGCATTATGATCGGGGGCTGGTGCTGACGAATCCGCTGGATATCGCAATCCATGTGGGGAGCCTGAATCCTTGGCATCCGTTTGGGAGGGCTGGGGTGTTTGGGTTTAAAACAAATGATCAACGGCTGGCCCAGGAACTTAGATTTTCTAGGGTGGGGCCGTTTAATCATACGAAGTGTTGGTTCGGGGAGAAGGGTGCGGAGTGGACACGGGAGCGGGTGAGTAAATTTTTATTAGATGGAAGATGGGAGATGGGAGATGGGAAAGGTAAATCCGCCATCCCTGGCCGTTCCCGGGAGGGAACCGCTCGGGCAGGCATTCCTCATTCATCCGCCATCATCGGAGACGAATCATGAATAATGTGACAGCAGCCGGGAAACTGGCGGAACACAAGTGGAAACTTTTTACCTCTCAGGATGAGGGCTTGTTGCCGGATGGGCGATTGGAACGGTATATTGACGGGATCAGTCACCGGGATGTGGATGATCTGGTGGGGTTTTTGGAAAGTTTTGTTTCGGTCCCGAATTATGAAGCAGATGCCTCTATTAAATATGCGTATTGCACGGGGCCGCTTATTGATAGTCAGCCGAAGGCGGGGAAGTGGCGGCATTTGGGGGTGCGGACGCAGCGGGTGGATGCACAGGGGCGGGAAGATCCGAAGGGGAGTACCTGGCGGATTATTCAGGTGTTGGCGGAGGGGTTCCTTACGACCATTGCTCATGCGGATGCGCGGTTGATCCAGGGGCGGAGTAATACGGGGGATGTGGTAATTGTGGATGAGGCTCCGGTGGGGGATAATCCGGGAGCAGAATATTTGACGCTGGAATGGGTGGGGGTGGATCCGGATACGGTGAAGGCCCTGGCGGACGGGAAGCTGTCTACGGCTACGCTGTCGGGCCTGGCCTATCGTAAAATTGCGAATGACGGGGCTGCGGTGACGGTGGCGCTGGGGGATGGGTGGCATTGTCTGGCGGTAAATTGGGAGCTGGCGCAGGATGGCAGCGGGACGATCCGCCTGGGAGTGGCGAAGCCGGAGTTTGTTTTAAAGGGTTTTACGAGTTGGCTGGGAAGTCGGCAGAGTGGCTTAACGCAGTATTTTGATGTGCCGGAGGCATTGGCCCAGGGGATAATGGATGAGGCGAAGGCCCGGGGGGCGGATTGCCGGGCGAATGGATATGATGCAGCGCAGGGCCTGGTGAATTTGACGGTATCGCAGCTGGACCTTTCGGGGGTGGCGCTGAATGATATTCCGATTTCCTCTAACTGTGATATGGTGGTCACGGCTTCTTTTCTGTGGGGCACGGGGGACAGTTCCCTGCTTCCGATTCCCGGAAGTATTCCGCCGGGGACTTCCTATGATCGGAATCTGAATGAGGATGGGGATGGCAGATTTTCGATTGTGCTGCGTAAGAATGTTCGGCAGTATCGGAACACTATCCCTGAATACGACAGCGAGTTTAGGGCGGACCAGGGGAAGAAGACGAAGGTGTGGAAGGGGGTGACGGATCAGGATTTGAGCGTGGATTTGGGGGCGGTGACGGGTTCGGTGGTGCGGGTGCGGGAAACTGTGCGGGAGGATTGCTCTAAGGATGTGTATCGGGACGTGATAACTCCGAAGCCTCAGACGGTGGAGCATCTATCCGAGTCGAGGGCAGATCAATCGACCAGTCGTACGGTGGCCAAGAATGCGGATGCGAAGCTGGAGGCAACGGCGCAGACGGGTAAGGTGGTGCGGACGAGATCTAATGAAAATGAGTTTGGCAAGTTTGATAATTCGCTGGACGTGATAACTCCGAAGCCTCAGACGGTGGAGCATCTATCCGAGTCGAGGGCAGATCAATCGACCAGTCGTACGGTGGCCAAGAATGCGGATGCGAAGCTGGAGGCAACGGCGCAGACGGGTAAGGTGGTGCGGACGAGATCTAATGAAAATGAGTTTGGCAAGTTTGATAATTCGCTGGATGTGATAACTCCGACGCTTCAGACGGTGGAGCATCTATCCGAGTCGAGGGCAGATCAATCGACCAGTCGTACGGTGGCCAAGAATGCGGATGCGAAGCTGGAGGCAACGGCGCAGACGGGTAAGGTGGTGCGGAC